GGCAAGGATGTGACTGATCCGTTTAATGTGAAGGAGTTGTAGATATGAAAAAAATCTTATTTGTGTTGTTGGCAGCTTGCTGCGTTTGGGCTGCATGGGATTACAGCCGCCCGGTAGATAAATACGTAGTAAAAACTGTTGCCGGCGAAGGCGATACCCTTTGGAACATTGTTGGCGATGTCATGAGCCAAGAGGGTGACCGTCGTGACGTTAGGGAAGTTATCCACTATGCTCGGGAGATTAGCAACATTAAGGGCACGTTGCAGCCGGGGGACATCGTGTTGATTCCCATTGAGGTGCGCAGATGAACGAAAGAGATTATGACGGCCTGACAATGGACTACTTCCAAAATCAGCTGCTTGCAAAAGGCATTACCAAAGAAATGTTTAACATGGATCAGTTTGCCGGTCTTACCACCCGGGAGCTGCAGAACATCGTGAACAACGTAAGTTTAAAGGAGGCATAGTATGAAACTGTTTGATATAGACGAAAGACTGGCGGCCTGCGTCAAGTTGGACGAAAGCCGTGTCGTAGATACCGAAAGCGGTGAAATCATCGACCTTGAAGCAATCGCAGCTCTGGAAATGGAGCGCGACAAGAAGATTGAGAACCTGGGCTGCTGGTATAAAAACCTGTTAGCGGAGGCAGAAGCTTTGAAAGCGCAGAAGAACGCTTTTGCAGAACGTGAAAAGGCTAAGAAGGCCAAGGCGGAAAGCCTTAAAGGCTTTTTGAGCCGCTATCTGAACGGCAAAAAGTTTGAAAGTGCGAAGGTGGCCATGAGCTTCCGCAAAAGCGAAGCGGTAGAGTTTGATGCTGCCTACATGGCAGATGTGCCCGTGGAGTTTTTGAAGCTGCGTGAGCCGGAGCTCGACAAAACTGCGGTAAAGAAAGCCATTAAGGCAGGCGAGGAAATTCCTGGCTGTGCGTTGGTTACACGTCAGAATTTGACGATTAAATAAGGGGGCGAAGTGATGAGCGTTTATGAAAAATTGATGCTGGTGCAGGCCGAATTGAAGGTGCCGAAAGGCCAGTACAATAGCTTCGGAAAGTATAAGTACCGGAGCTGTGAGGACATTTTGGAAGCGGCGAAACCTGTGCTGGCCAAACATAAGGCAGTCCTTAAGGTTGGCGATGATCTGGTATTTGTGGAAGGCCGTTTCTACATCAAGGCAACTGCAGTTTTTACCGATGTGGAGAGTGGAGAAGCCATTGAGAACAGTGCCCTTGCTCGTGAAGAGGATAGCAAAAAGGGCATGGATGGCTCGCAGATTACAGGCACGGCAAGCAGCTATGCTCGCAAATATTGTCTGAATGGCCTGTTCGCCATTGATGATACCAAGGATGCCGACACCGACCAATACTGCCAGCAGGTAGAAGCAGGCAAGAAGAAGGCTGCCGTTAAAGAGCAGAAACAGCAGGTTACAAGTATTTGCTGTGGAGGCAAGGCACGCTATATCAACGGCACGCAGCTGCAGATTATGAGCAGTAACGGTGGCTGGTACAATGTGGAGCAGGTTCCTACAAACAGCCTTAGGGTAATGCTTTCAGATGCCGCATATCAAGACGCACGCAGCGGCATTGAAGCAGTGCTGAATGCGAGAAGCGTATAAGCCGTGAAACCGATGTTTAAGCGCCGCCCCGTTAGATTGTATGGGGCGGCATTAAAACGGGTGTGTGCAGAGGTTTACGAGCGTGACCATGGGCAGTGCGTCAACTGTGGTCATGCAGTCCCCGAAGGAACGAAGCCTCATCATGTAGTGTTCAAAAGCAAAGGCGGTGGAGATACCGCTGATAACATGGTTATGCTGTGCGTGGTCTGTCATTGGCAGGTGCATCATGGTAAACATGGCCATTATGTGCAGGATAAGTGCAAACGCATGCTGAGGTGGCTCTACCATGAAGTTTGATACAACACAGGTTAACTTCTTCAATGGCTGCATAACAATCCCGATTCCGAAGTATTTAGGAAGCGCCCTACAGGCCCTCATAGCGGCTGTGAGCAAGGGAAAAGTTTTACAGGTACAAATTACCATAAAACGCAAACAGCGTTCCCTGGATGCGAATGCGTACCTGTGGGCGTTGTTGGGAGAGATGGCCAGGGTTCTGTATACCGACAAGGACGAGCTTTATCTGCAGATGCTTGAGCGGTATGGAGTGTTTACGCATATCATAGTCAAGCCGCAGGCGGTGGAGAAAGTGAAAGCCGAATGGAAGGCAGTGCGTGGGCTTGGCCCGGTTACTATCAACGGGCAAACAGGAATACAACTGCAATGCTACTTTGGTTCGCATACATATGACACAAGGGAATTTAGTTGCCTGCTTAATGGTGTGATTGACGAATGCAAAGGTTTGGGCATTGAGACTAGAAGCGATGCAGAGCTCGACAGCATGCTTGAAGAATGGGGGCGAAAAGATGGCTGACAAGCGGTATTATTGGCTGAAGTTGAAAGAGGATTTCTTTCAAGATGAAGCTATAGAATGGCTTGAAGAGCAGGAGAACGGCAAGGAATACTGCTTATTTTACTTGAAGCTGTGTCTGAAATCCCTCAAAGATGACGGCAAGCTGATTCGTACAGTGGGTAATTTGCTGATTCCGTACAGCACGGAGAAGTTGGCAGAAGCCACAAGGACAAAAGCAGATACTGTCATGGTGGCAATGCAGGTGCTGCAGCGTATAGGTCTTGTGGAGATTCTCGACGACGGAGCAATTAAGATGCTGAAGCTTCAAAACATGGTTGGGAGCGAATCAGCATCAAGAGCGGCCGTGAAAAAGAGAGCTTACAGGGAGAAGAAGAAGCTCCAAAACAGCAAAGGGGACAATTTGTCCCTAGGTTGTCCCCCGAAATGTCCGACAGAGATAAGAGATAAGAGTATAGAGTATAGAGATAAGAGTAAAGAGATAAGAGAGAGTAATCTCATTGTTATCTGGGAACAAAATATCTCACCCATTACTCCTGTAATTGCTGAAGATCTGGAGCGGTTAAAAAAGGATTATGGCTTGCCGATAGTGTTGGAAGCCATAAAGGTAGCTTGTAAAAGAGGCAAGCGCAACATAGCGTATGTTGGTGGCGTAGCACGGAATATGTTTACTGAAGGGTGGAGCGAAGAAAAACAGCAGAAGCCGAAGCAGGAATACAAGAATCCGTTCGACGCTGCCTTTGGAGGTGAAAGCAGTGGCGACGATAACAAAGAGTGACGTAGAAATAACCGTCAGAGGCTTGTACAAAGCAGGCAAGGAGTTTCCGCAGAAGGAGCTGTTTTATAGCGTGGACAAGGAGCACAGGGTGCAGGAAGCTACAAGGATTATCCTGGAGACTGTCGACCTGTTTGTAAGAGTGTTCATCCCTCGCAACATCAGCCGTGAGCGGTGGCAGAAGGCCGAGGGCATTGCGATAGTAAGTCCGGAAAGAGTAATCTGCCCTGCGTTGATGCAGGCAGCCTTGAAGCAGGCGGAAACAGAGCACGTCGAAGCGACAATCAGCAGGAACGAAGAGGCGAAGAAGGAACGCCCGGCAAACTATGCTGACACAAAGGAAGGGCGGAGCAATGCGAAGCTGTTGCGCTGGACATTGAGCAGGATGCGTCAAGGGCGTGTGTTTGGCCCGTATTGGCCGACAGCAAAGGAAGTTGCAGATATAGCCGAGCAGATAGGCATGACGGCAAACGATGTTGACAATTACAATGAGTTGCTGTTGCGGATTTTCCTCAACGATGTGAATTATGGCAAGGAACATCCCGAGTTCATTTTGGATTACATCCCGTACTTTGATAAGCATAGGGAAGTTTCCTTCCGTAAGGTGGCCTAGATATGGGAACGCCGATAAAAGATTATTCTGTGTACTGTGGGCATAAATACAACATGCTCACAGTGCTAGGCGTTAAGCCTAGGGAACTTGATGCAAAGGGCAGATATAAGCCAGCACGGCTTATAGTGCGGTGTGATTGTGGCAGGGTGTATGATGCAGAAGCTGCAGCGGTGATACATGGCAGGCAGAAGGGTTGCATTTGCCAGCGTGGCCGCAAAGATTACAGAGAGGCGAACCCGTTAGTCCCCGAAAATTTTCCAGCATCACGAGAACCGAATATAGTGGAGCGGCTGAAACCGAAGTGGGAATGTACCTGTAACTTTGAGAGTGGCTGTTCCATCAATGAGCTGTGCGGCATATGTTGCTGGGAGTGCGACCGCCCATGCAAGATGTGCCAGAACCGCCCCGAGAAGTGTGGAGCGAAGAAACGGAGGCAAAGAAAATGACAAGAAAAGAGCTGACTGCCGAAGAGCAGATAAAAACAGAAACAGCAAGGCTCGTGCACAGCTTCAGCGAGTGGGAGCATATGCGCACAAAGGGATGCAGCGATCCGTTTTGGCCTGATGGTACGAACATGAATCTTGTTCGCAATCATATCATTAATGGCAAGCGCAGACTTGAAGAGTTGTGTGTGGGCATCCCGTTACCTGCTGCATATTACATCCCGACACCCGAGGAAGTCGACGAAAATTACATGGCGCCGCATGGAGAGCATTACGAGCGCCGCATGAAACGTGGGATGGCGAATGTGCATCCTGGTATTACCACAAAGACACCTGCGGAGATTGAGAGCCAGCAGGAACTTTTTTAAGAAAGTGAGGTACAAAAAATGAAAATTTTTCTGAAGCCGTGCCCTGTATGTTATGGCCATACGGCCGCAATGTTTACGGAGGAAGGGACAAAGGTTGTGCGTTGTGTTAACTGCGGCTGGGCATGTGCAGCGCAGGCAACAGAGGAAGCGGCTGCCGATGCATGGAACAAGCGCAAGACTTTAGGTGATCGCCGCTACACTAAAATCAAATACAGTGACAAGGGCGTATATATTGCCTACCAGCAGGGCGCAGGTTTTGTGAATGAGTACACGGCAAAATGCACTGAAGAGCCAGCACCGAATTTTTTGGAGGCATTGAAAGACCTCAGACAATTTGTTATTGAGATGTGCGAGTTGCCCGAAGATTACATTGACCGCATCACAGTTAAGAGCGTAAGCCTTAATTATGGCGGTGAGGCAGATACAATGGGCGCAACCATCAGTGCCAGCATGGAGCTTTACAACAGCAATGCGCCGTTGAACATCAATACGCCGAATAAGCCGGAGATGCCTTACAATCCCGACCAAGAGTGGGACGAAAAAACTTGCTTGACGGAAGAGTGTGTTTTCGCCATCCGCAAGCTTGTATTGGTGGCCGAAGAGTATTTGAGCGGTGTGCGTCAGCAGACGTCTTTGTTTGAACAAAGTGAAGAGAAACATTCGGATCAAGACAAAACATTGCCGCCGAAGGTAGCATAGGGGGTGCAAAATGACTGAGCAGGAAAAAATAAAATTTGTTGATTCTGTGGTTGCATTGCTTAATGATTGGCTTTGCAGCGGTGAAAATTATTACCTGCAGCGTGCATTTGTGGAGCTTACAAGAGTGGCTCGCTGGAGTGAGGTTGAGGACGCAAATAAACAGCAGGTATTTTACATTGCTGAGCGCCGCTGGGGAGAGTATGAAGCTGAAGTCCGTGAGACACCCGAAGAGGCGTTGCAAGATGTGCTGGACAAATGCGACATTGAAAAGGGCGATATTGTGGATGTGCTCCGTTGCCGTAAAACAACATGGCTGCCATCAATTAACGTCGGTGCTCTGATAGATGATTTTGCTTTACAGGCTGAATCCCTGGAGGAAAATGGAACAGATGAATTTATTGACAAAATGATTGAAAGTCCTAGAGTTGCCAAAGCATTACTTGAATGCGACCTCAACGATGTGTTGCAGTTATGGTTTAAGTCGCAGAAGATTAAGCCGAGCTGGTACGAAAAATTGATTATTCCCGAGGGTGGTTATCAGTTTGACGGTGAGAAATTCGTAAGGATTGGAGATGTGTAGTTATGGATTTTGTAGAGTTTATCTGCCAGCAGCTTGACGAGCTGAAAGACCAGCTCAGAGCAAAGCATGAACAGTATTCCACAGGTGATGCTTTGGCGAATTTTCGCCGTGGTGCATTGCTTAGCGTGGGGGACGATAGCTATCCTGCTATGTATGAGGAAGCCAAAGCATACGCACGTAAGCATATTGCTCATGTGTATGCACATGATATTAATGGCGTAAAGGTTGACGAGAGTTTGAAAGATATTGCTTTGTACAGTCTTATTGAGCTTTACATGGTTAAGCAGTGGGAGGCGGAAAAGAATGAATAAGATTATTCTGTTGGGCAGACTGACAAAAGACCCTGAAGTCCGCTACACGCAGAGCGGCAAGGTGGTTACGCAGTTCACGTTGGCCGTGGACAGACCATACGCCGCCGCAGATGGCAAGAAAGAGGCAGACTTCATACCTGTTGTTATTTGGGGCAAGAGTGCAGAGCTTGCAGGTAATAGCCTGGGCAAGGGACAGAGAGCGCTTGTCGAGGGACGTGTGCAGATTCGCAGCTATGATGCTAACGATGGTTCTAAACGTTGGGTGACTGAGGTTATTGCAGACCGTTTCGAGTACATCGAGCGTAAGGCAGATGCACAGCCAACACAGCCGCAACAACAGCCACAAGCGGCAGGCGGCTTTGGAAACATGGGCAGTCAAGTATTTGACGAGGAAATTCCGTTTTGATTCAATCGCCATGTAAAGGCTGCACCGAGCGCAGGATTTCGTGCCACGCCCGGTGTAGCCGTTATGCTGAATACAAGCGGCGCAAGAACATGGCCGCAGAGGCTGAGCGGCTGTATAGTATGTTGCGCGCTGCGAGTTACACAAAGATTAAGTCGCATGATGCTTATATAGCAGATAAGTGCAGGGGGAAGATTCACTAGGGAGCGAGGAATGGTTTACAGTAAATACAGAGCGAAAAAAACAGTGGTCGACGGAATCACATTTGACAGCAAGAAGGAAGCCGATTTTTATTGCGAGCTGAAGATGTTGCGTATGGGTGGAGTGGTCAAGGATTTTGAGCGCCAGCATAAATTCGTACTGCAGGAAGGCTTCAGGCATCATGGAAAAGCAGAACGGGCAGTGACATATACTGCTGATTTTGTGGTTGAATATGCTGACGGCCATGTAGAGGTTATAGACGTAAAGGGGATGCGCACCGATGTATATAAGCTGAAACGGAAACTGCTTTTGTACAGGCATCCCGATATGATTTTCCGTGAGGTATGAAGGGAGAGAAAAGAGTGAAAAGCAATAACCTGGTAGAATGGGTTTTCAGAAACGAATCACAGGTCCGCCAAGCCGTCTGGGAGCGTCGAAACGATGCAGGGGGTACAAGTGGAGGGGGATGCGGAAAAAGTTGCTCTACGGGCGACCCTGTGGCTAATAGAGCCATCCGCAACGCAAGCGAACTCCCGAATGTTGTTGTGTGTTATGGTGCAGGCCGTGTTTTTAATCTGAGACGTCCCGAGCGTTGGCTGAAGATGGTCGAGATTGTGCAGGAACATTATAGCGGCGGAGTGCAAGGGGAAATCCTGGAGCAGCTTTACAAGCAGGGAATGAGCAATGACGAAGTTATGGAAAACGTAGGAGTACGCAGAACAATATTCTTCGTGATGAAGTCCGATATATTGGCTTTTGCCGAAGGTGTTGCCTGCGGGTTGGGTGTTTTGTAGTTCATGGATTTTTCACAGCAAAAGTCCGTACTAGACAAAGGTTTTCTGCCGTAGTATAGTTATAATTGAGCTTAGAAGGTTGATACAAGTTTGATGTTGATGCATTGAGTCTCCTTTCAAAAGGGCGGCCGTGTTCGGAATGTGATGCGGCCGTTTACCTGGTGTTGTGCTCGAGAGGCAATGAGGGCAGGTTTTAGCAGATTTTTCCTGCCGGAGGTTATCCCTTTTCCTCCTACATGGGTTCGAATCCTATCAACACCTCCAACGTTAATAATTGGCTATAGAGCCTAAAATAATGGGATGCAACGGCGTGCCGATGGGTTTTCCTACATCCTCCCGTCCATGCAGGGCCGTATCCCGCCATAAATTAAAGCAATTTGCAGATTTTGCAAGTTGCTTTTTTATTTGCACAAAGGGAGGTATAAACTGTGCAGATTGAGAGTATTAAGATAGCGGATTTAGTCCCCTATGAGCATAATCCACGAATCAATGATAAGGCCGTAGGCAAGTTGGCCAACAGCATAAAAGAGTTCGGCTTCATCAATCCAATAGTTATAGACAAGGATAATGTGATTATTGCAGGCCACACACGTCTGAAGGCTGCCAAGAAGCTGAAGCTGGAGGAAGTACCTTGCATCCGTGCAGCGGGGTTGACCGATGAGCAGGTGAAGGCGTTCAGATTGGCGGACAATAAGCTGGCCGAGTTGTCGGAATGGGATATGGAACTGCTGGAGCAGGAGCTGGCCGAGATTGTGGATATTGATATGGCTGATTTTGGCTTCACCGATTTGGACATGGAAGAAAGTGCCCCCCCGATGTACAACAGTGAAACAAAAATACCGCAATATGAGGTGCAGGGGGATGACGTAACACTGCAAATGCTCTGCGATCACTGCAAGCATGATGAGCTTGTGGAACGCATAGAAGGTTCAGACGTTCCCGAGGATATTAAGGAATTTTTGAAGATGGCAGCGACAAGGCACTATGTTTTTAATTACAAGTACATTGCCGAATATTATGCCCAAGCGCCGAAGGATGTGCAGGAGCTGATGGAGGATTCTGCGCTGGTGATTATTGATTACGAGGACGCAATAGCAAAAGGCTATGTTGAGCTGTCAAAGACATTACAGGAACTTACCGAAAATGAGGAATGATTTCTGTATATTTATCTGCAGCAATGGCAGGGCAGGCAGCGTAACAACAATAAAGGCGTTAGAGGGTTCGGGATATACGGGCGATTGGTATATATTGTGTGATGACCTGGACAGACAGCTTGACGATTACCGCAGGGAGTATGGTGCGGAGCGTGTGCAGGTGTTTGATAAAAAGGCAATGGCTGCCATTATCGATACAGGCACTAATGACAGTGACATGCGAGCGATTGTATATGCAAGAAATGCTTGTTTTGATGTGGCAAAGAGTTTAGGCTACCGCTATTTCATGGAGCTTGACGATGATATTAAGCGCTTCATGTATAAAAAAGATAAGCATGATGGACGATTGAGGGAAAGGCTGCTTCCGAACCTTGATGCCGTAATAGAATCCATGATCGGATTCATGGAAAGCACAAAGACAACAACTATTGCTATGGCACAGGGCGGCGATTTTATTGGCGGAATCAATGGCGGATTTTTCAAAAAAGGCCTTGCAAGAAAAGCAATGAACAGCTTTATCTGTGATGTAGAGCGGCGGTTTTGGTTCTGTGGAAAGCAGAATGAGGATGTAAGCACGTATGTAACATTGAGCAACAGGGGTAAGCTGTTTTTCACTTTCACGAAGTGTGGGATTACACCAGAGCCGACACAGAAGCTCGCTGGAGGTATGACTGAGGTATACAAAGAGAGCGGAGGCTATACGAAGCCGTTCAGTAGCGTTGTATTTGCTCCCTTTGCGGTGAAGGTCCGTGCAATGAGTTCAAAGCACGCTAGGATACATCATGCTGTTAGCTGGAATAATTGTGCGCCATGTATCATTAACGAAAGGTGGAAGAAAGCATGATAAGTGATAATAAACTGATTTACAACATGGAGAATGTGCGAAGAGGGCTGCCTATTACCGCAGATATTTTCTTGACAAATTACTGCAATAACCGATGTGGATACTGTGCGTATGGCCGTTGGAAGGAATTGCAGACCGAGCCACGCTATATGAGAGCAGCGGACTTTGAAAAGTATATGTACAGACTGCTTGACCTGGGCGTAAAAGGCATGATTTTGACAGGTGGCGGTGAGCCTACAGTGAATCCCGATTTTACGCAGATTGTAAAGACATTGGAGAGCAACGGCGTAAATTATGGCATAAATACCAACTTCAACCGCTATTGCTACATGGAGCCTGTATTCGCAAAGATTTCCGTAGATGCATGGGACAGCGAAAGCTATAAGGCGGTCAGAGGTGTAGACAGCTTCGAAGCCGTGGTTGAGAATGTGCGAAGGTACAGACGGGAGCTGAAACAGGCAGGAGCAAAGACACAGCTTGTTGTTCAGTGTGTAGGCAAGAGCTGGATGGAATCAGCGGAGTTTTGGACATTCTGGAAAAGTGAGGACGTGGACAAGATTGTCATTCGCCCCGTAGAAAGCACAGCAGGCGAATACTACAATCAGCCGGGCAATGAGAAAGAGCGAAAGCTGATTATGAGCTATCTGTCCAACATCAAGGACGAAAGATTGGTGCTGAATTACAAATTTGGCGCGGTAAGAAGGCGTTTCCCTTCCTGTGTGGCCAACAGCACGCAGATAGCCATAAATGAGCGTGGAGAAGTCATGTACTGCTGCCACAAGCCGTATGAGATTGTAGGCCACGTGATGGATGAGGACATTTTGGAGAAGAAGCAGGAATATTTTACCAATATTGCAAAATGCGACGTTCCCTGCAGATTGACAGCACCTAACGAGATGATGCTGAGGATGGCAGATGTGCCGAACGATTGGATGTTTATATGATGCTGAGAAAAGAGGTGGCAAGTATGGGAACAGGAAGGCCGAAGAAAAGTATCCCGATAGAACAATTTGAGAAGCTGTGCTTCATGCAGGCAACGGAAGCCGAGATTTGTGATTTTTTCGGGGTGACGGACAAGACATTGACGAGGTGGTGTAGAGATACCTACGGGAAATCTTTCTCCGAAATATTCACACAAAAAAGAGCAGGCGGCAAAATTTCCCTGCGCAGGAAGCAATGGCAGCTAGCGGAGAAGTCCCCTGCAATGGCCATCTTTCTCGGTAAAAATTACCTTGGACAGAGCGACCAGCAGGAAATCCGCATGGCTGCCGAGGTTAAAAATCCATATGAAGGACTGAGCGACAGACAGCTACGAGCATTGGCAAAGATGGAAGGTGCTGAAGATGCGTGATGAAGTCCGGAAGCGAATCGCCTTTGGTGCAAGTGTTGAGCTTGCCCGCAGGCGGTTTTTTGATTTCTGCCACTTGATGGCACCGAGATTTTACAAGGAGCGCAGGGAGTACCTGCAGGAGATGTGCGACGTACTGCAAGAGTTTTATGCAGGTGACAAGAAAGTGCTTGTCATGGACCTGCCGCCCCGACATGGAAAGAGCAGAACACTGCAGATGTTTGTACAATGGCTGCTAGGCAGGGACAACAGCTTAAAGGTAATGACGGGCAGTTATAACGAGGTATTGTCAAAGACATTTGCAAAGGGTGTGCGTGACAGTATCAACGAAGAAAAGGCAGATGCATTTATACCTGTGTTCAACGATGTATTTCCCGATGTACGAATAAAATCGGGTGATGGAGCAGCGAACCTTTGGGGGTTGGAAGGTGGATACAATAACTACCTTGCCACGTCCCCTAGCGGCACAGCAACAGGCTTCGGCTGTAATTTGCTTATCATTGACGATGTTATCAAGAGTGCAGAGGAAGCATATAATGCATCAGCAAAGGAAAAACACTGGCAGTGGTACACGAACACTATGCTTTCCCGTTTGGAGGAAGGCGGCAAGATTATCATAGTTATGACAAGGTGGGCGACAGATGATTTGGCAGGGCGTGTCTTGGAGCATTACGGCGGCAATGCTGTGCATATCAACATGAAGGCGGTGCAGGACGATGGAAGAATGTTATGTGATGAAATACTGTCATGGGAGAGTTGCAGCGAGAAGAAAAAAGCAATGGGATTCGACATATGGAGTGCGAACTACCAGCAAGAGCCTATCGACATCAAGGGCAGATTATATAGCGGCTTCAAGACATATGATGGAGAGCTGCCGCTATTCAAGAGAATTGCCAGCTATACAGATACTGCCGATACAGGTAGCGACTACCTGGCTAGTTATTGTTATGGTGTTACTTTCAGCGATGATGCTTATATCCTAGATGTGGTTTACACTCAAAAGGCCATGGAGTATACCGAGCCTGCGGTGGCAGATATGTTACATAAAAATCGTGTGAAGGTTGCTGATATTGAGAGCAACAACGGCGGCCGTGGCTTTGCAAGGAACGTGGAGCGCCTGTTGAAGGCAAAAGGGGGCAGCGTAACAAAGGTACGTTGGTTCACCCAGCACCGCAATAAGCAGGCAAGGATATTGAGCAACGCAACATGGTGCATGGAACATATTTACTTCCCGAAGGGGTGGCATAACAGGTGGCCCGAGCTTTACAAGAGCTTGACTACGTACCAAAAGGAAGGCAAGAACATCCATGATGATGCTGAGGACGCATTGACGGGAATATGTGAGAGCATCACGGAGAGAATCAAGACAACGCCGACAAGAGTAGATTTTTAGGAGGGCGAGAGCATGCGGAATGATAAGATTGAATTATATAAATTGCTGGAAGATGCATACGCAGGGCGTGGAGGTTTTCAGACGGGAGAATATCTCGTAAAGCATAAACGAGAAGCTGCCGACAAATACAGTTTAAGGCAGAAGCTGAGTTATTATCTGAATTATATCAAGCCTTGTGTAGATGCACATGTTGCCCCTGTGTTTAAGACATTGGCTGTGCGTGATTATGCAGGCCCTGGAGTTAAGGCGTGGGAGTTGTTTGCAAATGACGTAAATTTCCTGGGTGATGGAATCGACAAGCTGATGAAGAAGGCTGCACATAGTTCCAAGCTGAACGGCGTGGCGTATATTGTAATGGACATGGCCGAAGGACTTGCAGTAAATTCATTGGCAGATTATGAGAGGGACAGAAACAACCTGCCGTATGCATTTGTTGTTGACGCAATAGCAGTCAAAGAGGTTGTGTTGGATAAGTTCGGGCGTATTACTAAATTTGTGTATGCTGAGCCTGATGCAGATAATGAGTATACCCCTGCTACACGCATTATGACGGCTGAGGGGTGGACTTTAAGAAGTAGTAAGGGGGAACGTAAGGGAAGTTGGCATATCGGCTGTGTGCCCGTGATTCCGTTGTTCAGCAGAGAACACAAGACACATGATGCTTTCCCCCCGAGCGAATTTGCAAGTGCGGCCCGTGCCAACTTAGCAATTTTCAATATGTGCAGCTGGCTGAATGAAATTATGATGAATCAGACATTTAGCGTGCTGACGTACCCGAGCAGTGGCGCAGAAGAAGAAATTACACTAGGCACTAACAATGCATTGAGTTACCCTGTAGACAGCAGTCACGCCCCTGCATTCATTGCGCCCCCAGCAGACCCTGCGACAGTGTTGGCCACGCAGATTGCGAACCTGCAGCAGGAAATTTACCGCATGGCCGTTGTAGTCAATGTGACAGGTTCGAGCAAGTTACAGAGCGGGCAGGCGAAAGCGTGGGACTACGAAGCGACCAATCAGATTTTGTCAGATTTCGCCGACACTGTAGAAAATGCCGAAATGAAGGTTGCAAGAATGTTTAGCATATGGACGGGGGTTGCACTTGATTACAAGGTGAACTATCCGAGCGACTTCAAGATTTCCGAGGTTGAGCAGGAACTTGCTAACGCAGAGGTTGCCAAAGGGCTGAATTTCGGTGATGGCTTTGACCTTGAAGTGTTTAAACGTGTACTGACAAGTTATTTGCCGGAGCTGAAGGCAGACGAATTTGACACGCTGGTGGAAGAGTACCGCAACCTGCAGGAACAGCAGAAGTTAGATTATATTAACAGCGGTGAAGGCAATGGCGAAGAATAATCAAGAGCTGATAGATTTAATAAACAGGCTTAATGCGGAGTGGGGCAAGCAGGCCAACAAGGTTATTTACCGCCTGTATGATTTGCTTTTGCATGACGGGAAGATTGATGCTGCCATTGATGTTGTGCGCAGAGAGTTCCCCGAAGTGTTTAGGTTGGATAATGTGCATGCGGCATTGGTAGAGGCGGCAGCGTATGGCTATGGTATTATGCCTGGTGTTGTTGCTGGCGAAGTGAAGAAGGAATGGGCACGCAACCTTGCTGAATCATGGGACAGCAGCGGCATGAAGTTATCCGAGAAACTGCATGGAGCGGAGCAGAAGATGCATAATATGATTGCTGATACAGTCAGACAGCAGATGCGACGTAATGCAGCGTGGACAGATGCGGCTCGTGCTTTGTATGATGGATATGAGCAGGGCGGGGACGTTGTGAGGGCGCAGGACCTTCCGCAGTATATCAAGCAAGTGCGAAAGGCCACGCTAGGCGACAGGAAGGCCATACAGACGCAAGTAAAAGCGATGAGTAGGATTGTAAGGCTCGGCAGGAATGGAGCGCCTAACAAGGCCCTCCGTGCGTCATACATCCAACTTGTGAAGGCAGTGCAGGAAGGCACGGAAGAACAGCTAGAAAAGGCGATACAGGTAGCAGTCAATGAAAAATCACGCTATGTTGCGGAGCGCATTGTAAGAACGGAGATGGCAAGAGCATATGCAGACGGATTCTTGCGTAAGGCAATGGATGACGAAGATGTTGTTGCAATAAGGTTCAAGCTAGGCACAAGGCACCCGAAGTTCGACATTTGCGACCTGTATGCAGGTGCTGACCTGTACGGGCTCGGTAAGGGAGTTTACCCTAAGAACAGCGTCCCTAAGATACCAGTGCATCCGCATTGCCTGTGCCGCTATGTAGAAATCTTCATGGGAGAGATTAACATGAAGGAACAGGACGAGCGGGTGCAGGCAGGGGGGAACGAATGGCTGAAAAATTTATCAGAGGCTCGCCGTAAAGAGGTGTTAGGCATCAAGGGAGCTGCTGCTTGGGAGCGTGGCGAGGATTGGCGCAGTTATATGCGTAGCTATGTTGATTTCAGAGCGCCCGAAAGCAGGTTGGGAAATATAAACACTAAAGATGTGTTCCCTGATGTTAGGGTAGGGGAATATAAATATTTGGGTGTTTGTCCCAAAGAGCGCATTATGGATACGCTGAAGTTTTATGAGAACATATTCTTGCCTAGTGAACACGAGAATGCTATAATAATTGCTAAAGATGGTCGCACTTTTTATGTAAAAGGCAGAGAGGCAAACGTCAACATTAACGTACTGAGTGATGATGTGTTGCAAGGTGCATACATGACGCATAACCATCCAATAGACCAAACAAGATATTCGTTCAGTCAATTTGACCTAGGGGAATTTTTCAAGCATAAATTTTCCGTTTTAAGGGGATTTGACGAAGACTTTGCGTATGAAATAAAGCGCAAGCCTGGCACTTTGAGCGAATCCTATGATGAAATTTTGTACGAATTTAGTAAAGATGCGTATTCAAAGGTTTTAGACAAAAATTTTATTGAGGACTTAGAAATCGATATGGATATAGATGGATACCACTTAATAAATGAAATTCTTGCAAAAAAATATAAGTACGATTATAGGAGAATGGCTAATGGTTACAAAAGAGGATAGGGCTAGGCAAAAGGCTGATGATGCTGCATATGTAGCTAAGCTGCCGGATGCAGAGGCTAGACAATTGGTTGCAGAGCATCTTCGCAGAAGAATGGAGATTTTTGAGAAATACGACCCATACCGAGACACTTTCCCTACAGGCTTAGATGGAGGCTCGCCGGACGAAAATAGGGAGTTGCGAGAAGAAGCAAAACGATTTACCAAGGCATGCAAACCTTACTTTGAAAGAAGAAAGGGAAAAGGAAAGTGACCTTGTAAAAATTACATGATTGATTAAGCAGATTTTGAACATTACGTTTGGAGTCTGCTTTTTTATATGCCTGGAGAGGCAAAAGGTGGGCGGAGGCCCGTATATACGGAGGTATAAAACATGGAATTAAAAGACGTTTACGCCGCGCTTGAAAAGGTTGAGAATGGTGCAGAGCTTATCACTGCCATTAAAGCGGAAATCAACACACTGAACAACGAAGCTAAAAAGCATCGCATTGCAGGAGAGCAAAGCACAACTAAGCTGAAAAGCATTTTGGATGCAGTCGGCTTGACTGATGGCGAAGATGTTGTTGAGAAAGCAAAAGGCATGAAGGCCACACTTGACCAATTTGCCCAAGGCGGCAAAAAGCCTGATGAGGTTGCAAAGCAGATTACCACACTTACAAAGCAGGTTGAGACTGTTACTACCCAGCTCGCAGATATGACCAAGCAGGCAGACGAGCAGAAAGCAAAGTACATTGCAAGCCAAAAGATGGCGAAGGCAGTAGAGGCTTTGACAAAGGGCAATGCTGCAGCGCCGAAAGATATGGCAAAGCTGTTGCTGGACAATATCAAGGTTAACGATGATGATAGCCTTGCATATACAGGCGCAGACGGCAAAGATGTATCCGTTGAGGATGGCGTAAATAGCTGGCTGAAAGACAATGCCTGGGCAGTCAAGGTTAACAACAACGGCGGCGGTGGTGCTGGCGGTGGTGCTGGTGGTGGCGCTGATGCTTTCCTTGAAGGTTTTGGAGCTTAAACAAAGAGAGGTATTAAGTTATGACTGTAAATTATGCAGAAAAGTATTCTACCAAAGTTGACGAAAGATTTACCCTGGGCGCTGTGACTACCCCTGCGGTAAACAACGAATATGAATTTGTGGGAGTAAAAACTGTAAAGGTTTATTCCATTGGCACTGTTGCGATGGGCAATTATACCCGTTCCGGTGCAAACCGTTATGGCACTCCGGCAGAGTTGGACGATACTTTGCAGGAGCTGACCCTGTCCCGTGATAGAGCATTTACTTTCACCATTGACAAGGGCAATTTAAACGATCAGATGCTGTTGAAAGAAGCAGGCAAGGCTTTGGCCCGTCAGATTGACGAACAGGTTATTCCCGAGCTTGATATTTATCGTCTGAGCAAGATTGCAGCGGGCGCAGGCACATCCGCTACCCCTGCAGCAATAACCGATAAAAATGCATATTCTGCGTTTTTAGATGGTCAAGTTGCGCTGACTGACGCAAAGGTGCCCTTAGCAAACCGTGTCGCTTATGTTACCCCTGCGTTTTACAAGTCTATCAAGTTGGACGCAACCTTTGTAAAGGCATCCGACATTGCGCAGGATATGTTGGTTAAAGGCCAGGTAGGCATGATTGATGGCGTGGCCATTATCGTAGTTCCTAGCACTTATATGCCGACAAAGACTGATTTTATTATTACCCATCCTGCAGCGTGTTGTGCGCCTGTGAAGTTGACCGAGTACAAGATTCACGATAATCCGCCTGGCATCAATGGTGCATTGGTGGAAGGCCGCATTTACTACGATGCATTTATTTTGACCAACAAAGCAAAAGCAATTTATAAGCATACTCACGAATAAGAGGTGACGTTATATGTGGTTAACTAATGGTAAAGAAACGTTAGAGCTCACTCATCCTGTGCAGATTGCAGCGTTCAAGAATAGCGGTTACAAAGAGTGCAAGGCACCGAAAAAGCATGCTGACAAGGTGTCCGAAGAGCCTGTAAAGGAAGAGCCTGCGAAAGATGAAGCTGAAGCTTGATTGTGACCTTGAAAAATTAGTCAAGGCATTTGAAGCAGCGCCGGAAAAGGTTCGGCAGATGGTTCGAGTTCAAATGAAGATGGCCGCACGTGACATTAAAGAGCATGCGGCCACTCATCATAGATACAAAACAAGGTCGGGCAATATGGAACGCTCGGGTGTAGAAACTGCGGTGGAAGATGCACGGGCAGAAATATTTCTGTCCCCAGCAGTCCCCTACGGTGTATTCCTGCATGAAGGCACGAAGGCGCATAATATAGTGCCACGAAGCAAGAAGGCTTTAAGATGGGTGAATGGTAACGAGTTCATCTTTGCAAAAAAGGTGCGACACCCTGGCATAAAGGCCGACACGTTTTTGTATTCGGCCGCAGAAAAGGAACTGCCAAAGATAGAAAAGCGCTTTCAGATAGCACTTGATAATTTAGCGGAGGGCTTGTAGTGGAGATTATTACACTTGATAACATTGCCGACAGGGTTTTGCTTGTCACGCAAGAAGATGTTGACGAAGCGAATGCATATCTGGAGAGCATAGCGGCGCGCTACGGCGTTGCACAGATACAACAGCCTATAAGTCATAATGTGAAGCGTTTGGGCGTTGCCTACGCCTGTTATGTGCGTGCTGTGGCCAGTGTTGGCACAGATGCGAGCGTGACATTTGACGGAAGCAGGCATGATGATGTATTTGCACAGAAGGCCGAACTGTATGGCAAGGAAGTAAAGATGCTGGCTGGCATGATTAACGCAAATGATTTTACGGGTGCAGGTGGTACTAGCCGTGCTACCATTAGCCTTATGAGAGGTTAACCGATGAGCAGAGCGAGAGAAGTTACAAATGCACTTGCTGACATTATCAAGGAAGCAGTGCCGGGCGTAAAGTGGAACGTTAATATCGTAGGTGCTGCTGCTGGCAAAGGTGTTGAGGGTACAATTTCTTGCGATGAGGTTACCTTTGAGCAGGATGCGTATGATGTATGCACAGCAACGGCAGTTTATAGCATTTATGTGCTGGATATTAACGGCACAACTGATATTGATGATTTGAGCGACACCCTGTTTGAGGTGTTGCATAATAACGATTTAGGTGGCATGATTGACAACGGCTTAGTCAAGCGTATTGTGTTTGGGGCAGTGGCCAACAATACAAAGGCGGTAGCGATGCTGTTGGAATATCAAGTCGAATATGATATGGAGGTATAACATGGTGGCTGTACGACCTAAGATGAAAAGTACCAGCGAGAAGCTGTTAGGCAAGAATGTGCTTGTGTTCCTCAATTATGGAGAGGCTGCAAGCGAAGAGAGCCCGAAGTGGACGTTGCTTGGTGGCCAGCGCAGCGCAGATTATAGCGCAAGTGCTGAAGAGATTGACCTGACCGACAAGACCAGCGGCGGCTATGGTGATGCAGAAGCAGGCGTGAAGAGTACCGAGCTTACTGTAGAGCTGATTGTAAAGCCTGCAGAGCAAGCGGTGAAAGAGTTATGGACAGCGTTTGAAGCTGACGAGCCTGTACACCTGTTGAGATGGAGCAAGGGCGGCCGAAGCGTCATTAATTGGTATAGCATTACTAGCATGGAAGAAACTGCAGCTCATGACGATGCAGCGATTCTAAGTGTCACTTTAAAGGGCAAGGGTGCTCCCGAAACGCAGGATGCAATGCCAGACCCGAGAGGCTAAGAGTGGGGGCGGTATATTTTATACTGCCCTTTTATTTTTTTAGGAGGAACAACAGATGATTAAAAAGAGCGTAAATATTAAAATCGGCGGTGAAGAACGAGAAGCAAAATTCACGATTGGAGCATTGGAAGAGCTGGAGGCAATGTTGCCGAGCCATAATGTTTTTTCTTTGATGCAGAAAGAGCAATGGAGCGTTACCGAGATTATTGCCTGCCTGTATTGCTCGTTGAAGGTATACGAAAGAGGCATCAGCCGCAACAAGCTTGATAGCTGGATTGCGGATTATTGTGCAGAGGTAGAAAACGGCATGATTGACCTGCGGCTGAGAATGTTGGCGGCGTTGGGTATTTGTGGCCTGGTAGTGAGTGACAGAGGCCCGTTCGATGAGATTTTGACTGCTCTGGAAGATAAGGAAGAAGAAGCCGAGGGGAAGTAATTTCTTTTTCAGAGTGGCTTTCTAAAGTAGAATGGATTTTCTACGCCATTCTGAAAAAGACTCCCGAAGAATGTGCATACATGACGCCGACAGATGTTATAAACATCTGGAATGGGTACAGGTGGAGACGGCAACAGCAGGAAAATATGCTGGCCGCATTGGTGACAGTATATATTGCGAATTATGCAGGCAAGTCCTCGAAAAAGACTTTGAAGTTAAAAGATATATTCAGTGATGGGCGATTTGACGGGCGAATAACCGATGATGATCGTGCATTTCTTGACGAGCTATACGGAGGGGGTGAGAGCGATGGCTAAGCAAGTTAAAGTTGAGATTACTGCAGACAGTTCGAGATTTGAGCAGGCGATGCAGGAAGCGGCAAAAGCTACGAGCGATACAGGTGCGAAGATTGACAATGCAGGCAACAAGGCCAGCAACGCAGGCAAGAAGTTTGACGATATGGCCAACAGGGTAAAGGACAGCGCAACAAAGGTCAACACTGCATGCGGCAAGGCAAGCAAGGCGCTTGACAGCGTGAACAAGTCCATAAATGCTATTGGAGCTGTGCAGGTGGGCAATTTTATTGCTGATATTGCCAAGGGAATTGTCAGCATGGGCGTATCTTGCATCAAGGCGTCAGCACAAATGCGTCAATACGAGATAGCATTTCAGACAATGCTTAAGAGTGCCAGCAAGGGCACGCAGATGATGAAAGACCTGCAGAAGTTTGCGGCTGATACTCCGTTTGACGTTCCTGGTGTTGTACAGGCAGGCCAGCAACTGATGGCGTTTGGCTTCACGGCGAAAGAGATTATCCCTACCCTGCGCACGTTGGGTGATGCTGCATCCGGTTTAGGCAAGGGAACTGCAGGTGTTCAGCAGATAGCCTATGCGATGGGACAGATTAGGACTAGCGGCACGCTTAAGACGCAAGACATTATGCAGCTCACTAATGCCGGAATTGATGCTTGGGGAATGTTGGCCGAAGCATCCGGTAAAAGCATCTTAGAAATTAAAGAGATGACAGAGCGTGGCATGATTGACAGCTTGACGGCCGTAAAGGTTTTGACCGACGGCATGAATGATACTTATGGTGGTATGATGGCCAAAACTGCTGAAGAGATTACAGGCCTTTGCGCCAACATTGAAGAAACAGTAGGCATTACTGCGGCTGTGATTGGTGATTATCTTGTAGATGGTCTTGATATTAAGGCGGTTTTAAAGAGTGTAGGCACAGAGCTGGGCAATTTCACACAGGCCTTGCAGGCTGGCAGGGATGCAGGAAAGAGCTTTACAGATGTTATCAAGGACAGCGTTCCACCTGCCCTTGTAGCAAGTATTGCGGCGGTTGGTACAGTGTTAGGTACTGTGCTTGTCGGTGGATTGATTGCTGCAGCTGCAGCAATGGCAACGTTTATCGGTGTGAGCCTCCCCGTTATTGGTGCGTTGGGATTGGTGGGAGCTGCCATTGGTGTTGTTGTTGTGTATTGGGACGAGTTAGTACAGGCCGTAACAATAGCGGTGAACATAGTCCTGCAGGCTGTTATAAAGATGGCCGAAGGCATTGTGATGCTGATTCATGCAATGGCAGACGGAGCTGTTGAAATGGTCGGCGATATGTTTAATAAGTTCGCAGGATACTGCCCTGAGTGGGTGAACGATTTGAGAGCATGGCTGAATAATGCTTTGAAGTATTTTAGGGATTTTGCACAGAAGGCTTGTGATTTCCTCAGCAAAGTGTTTAAGACCGCGCCGAAACAGGTGCAGGGCAAGACAATCGCCCCAACAGAAGAAGCCCCAGCACCGAAGAAGCCGAAAGGCACTGTAAATTTATCGGGGTTAGCAGTCCCGAAGGTAGGTTCTGTAGGTAGTGGAGGCAGCGGCGGCAGTAGAGGTTTTGGCCAGCTCGAAAGTGAAGTCAACAGAGTTTCGGAAGCCTTGACCAGAGCGGGCAAGGCAACAAAGGACTTGCAAGAGGACTTCGACAAGATGAGCTTAGACATAGCGACCGCAGGCCTAAAGGGCAGCGATCAAGTCTTTGCGAAGATTGACCAAGAGAAGCAGGCAAGGATGAAAGCTGTTGACGAGATGTTGAGCAAGCAGCTGCAGGCGGTGCAGGAAGCAGAGGCGTTGAGAGCAAGCGCAGAGCGTACAGGCAATGCGGAAAGCATAGCCAAAGCAAAAGCATTGTACGATGAGCGAAATGCATTATATGCGGCGAGCCTTGCGCAAGAGCAGGCATTGAAAGATGCTATTGACCAGCAGGCATACGAAAAGAGCATCAGCCTTGAGACAGCACTGCAGGCAGCGAAGGCCGATATGAATGCTGCATTCAATGAGCAGGAACGGGAAAAGTTCCTGGAATATCTCGATTCCGAGCAGGAGGCAAAAATGGTTGCCCTTCAGCAGGAACAGGAACTACGGCAACAGTTACTTGATTGGCGTATGGAGAGCCAGCAGAACATGCTTGACTTTGAACTGCAGGCAGGCGAGACAATTAAGAATCAGCTTGCAAGCGGCATTGCTGATGTTATCACAGAGGGCGGCAAGCTGTCCGATGTGTTCAAGGACATCACGAAAAGCATTGTCAATATGTTTATACAGTTCATGATTAAGAAGCAGGCAGCGGCTGTGCTGGAGAAGCTGTTGAGTAAAAAGCAAGCCGTAGAGAATGCGGCAAACAGTGCGAAAGAAGCATCAGCGGCCGTACCTGCGGCGGTTCAAAAGAGTATTGCAACATTAGGCCCAATAGCAGGTCCGCCAGCATATGCAGCGGCGACAGCGGCAATGACAGCGGCAGGGTTGGGCAGTATTACGGCTGGCAACATCATGCAGAAGGCAGATGGTGGCCCCGTGTTTGGTGCAGGCACAGGCACTAGCGATAGCATCCCTGCAATGCTTAGCAATGGCGAATATGTTATCAATGCAAAGGCTGTACGCAGGCTAGGACTGCCCTTGCTGAATGCTTTGAACAATGGCTATGCAGTAGGTGGAGTAGTAAGCATTGGCGGCGGTGGCGGTACTGGGGCTGTGGTTGAATTTAATAACTACGGCGATATCAACAATGGGACCGATTACGATAGTTTAATGTCAGACTTTGAATACAGTCTTGCGGCAGGTATGAGGGGGTAAAGGTATGGCAAAGCAAAGAGCTAAATACACGGCGAAAATAACATATCCGCTCATTGTTAACGGAAGGCAATTACCGTACCAATACAGCCTTGAAGATAGTGCTGATTTAGCAGTCAGAGCGAAAGCCGAAAAGCGTGGGTATAGCCACGGCTCTACCATTACAGGCGACGGCTATATTGACGGGAAAAAGATTAAGCTGGGGTTTTTAATCAGTGGCACAAATCAAGCTGATTACAATAAAAATCTTAATGAGCTGTTAAGGATTTTTTACCAACGCGACTACAAGCTGTCGACCTGCGACGGCTATTATAATGTGGCGTGTATGGCATCCTGTGCGGCGAAATGGATAAAAGGCTATAAAGGGGTAAAGGCTGACGTCGATGTTACATTATTGCTGGCCGACCCGTTTAGATATGCCGACGAAGAAAACAGCAAGGCAGGCCCTATCATAAATGATGATGGAGGGGCAACGGTAACAGTGGTTAACATGGGCTCTGTTGATACACCGTTGACAATTACAATTATTCCTCGTGAGACGTTGTCGGACATTACTGTAAGGCACGTGGAAACCGGAAAGATAATGCGTGTCGCAGATACGTTGCTTACAAGGCCTGCGATGCTTACTGTTGATACGAAAGCGGGCACTGTGCGTAGAGATACATACAATGCCATAAATGCTTTCAGCGGCCATTTTCTGACGGCTAAGCCTGGAACAAACAACTACGAAATAAAAGGCAGTAGCATCGGCAAGATTGTTATACAATGGCGAAACAGGTGGTTAGCATGAACATTTTATATGGCTCGCGACTGTATGGCTCGTTCGTATGGGGTGCAGGCAAGAAGAAGAAGGGCACTGGCGGTGGTACAGGCGGTGGCGGTACGGGTGGTGGCACTACAAGTGATGTTGTCTATATCCCCAACAGCGTACAAGTTGTTTTTTATAACAAAGACAGCACGAAAACAGCTATTTTTTCCAACGGCATCGAAGGCAATCCCTTTGCACAGCTTCAATTCGAGCTAGGCAAAAACGGCTGCGGCAGTTGCACGATGACATTTAAGCAGTTTCCGGCATTTACGGAAATCATGTACGGCCAGCGTGTAGACATTTATTTGTTCGGTGATAAACGCCCTTGGTACAGTGGGCAGGTACTGACGAGGCCTGACAGCGGCGGTACTGCTACGGATTTTAAAATTACCTGCCACGGCTTTTTCGAGAGGCTCAGCAAGGTGCTGATTTTTTCCGAATACACTGGCATGGAAATAGCCGACATTGTAAGAGATATATGCAGGCAGGCAGAGCGCAAGACTGGCATTGTGCTTAACCGAAGCAAAATATATAACGTAGGTTATCGTATTAGTAAGATTGTTTTTGACGGCGTGAGCGCAAAAGAAGCCCTAGAACAGCTTAGCGAATTTGCGACGGACTTCGTATACGGGGTGGATGAATACCATGAATTTTATTTCAAACCACGCACCGATGAAATTAACGAAGAGGCCCGCTTTTGGGTGGGGGTACATCTTGATAGTTTTCTTCCCGAGCAGGATATAAGCAAAATCGTTAATTACGCTCGAATCAAGGGCGCAGACGTGGATGCAGAAGGCGAAAGCTGGCTTGCGACTGTTGAGGATAAAGCAAGCCAACAGGCATACGGCATCAGTGAGGCGGTATGGACGTTGCCAACAGCGTACACGGCCGCAGATGCTACACGTTGGGGACAGTCAGAGCTTGACAAGGCGAAAGAGCCTAAGCTGTCTGCCAAGGTGGGCGGTGTAGAGCTTAACTACCCGAAGCCTGATGGTGTGTTCTGGGTGCGCAGGCTGTCTGTAGATGGGCAAGCGTTAATCACAGACACAGACGGCAAGGCTCGTAAATATCCAATCACCAAGCTGAAATACACTGTCAGCGGTGATAAGGGCATTACGTGTGATATGGAGCTCGGAGAGCCTCCGACACCTCCCATCAGCAAGTATTTGCTGGATATTGAGCGCAATGCACGTAACAATGAATTGCTTCAGCAGGCAACAAACAAAACAGGAAAGGCGGCGGGCAAATGAGTGAACCTAGTAATATTAGAATCAATCCGTTTGTAGGTGACGGAGGAACAACAACCTACATCAATTTGACGGAAACGCATATCATTCCAAGCGTATCGCCCTATGTGATAAGGCTGAATGAGGTTCCCGAGAAGCAGGACCCGAGCAACATCCGAGCAGTATGGGTAGACAGCACAACAGGTGCAGTCACTGCATCAGCATTGACCGAGGTTGCGGCAACTCCTGCAACGGGGGAGTTTCGCCCCGATTATTCAACCAAAGCAGACGGCAACGATAATTGGAACACAGGACTGATAGAGTTTTCTGCCGTTGATGCTGGCAAGATTGTGCAGATTAGCTACACAGGCATGGGCACGTTGGCTGCGGTGCAGTCCAATAAATACCCTAGCTGGTACACTGACAGAGGCGATGGCAGTGATGGAGATTTTATTCCGGAAGCAGATTGTACTATTGGCGGAATCAAGAATTATAAAAGGGTATTTATCAAAGCTGGCGTGACTGTAAGCGTCAATCAGCAATTAGTTATCAAAGCAACAGGCAGTGTGGTTATAGCAGGCACTATTAACGGCAACGGCAGTCCTGGTGCGAACGGCAAAGGTGGTGTAGGTGGTGCACCGGGTGGTAATGGCGGTTGGGTTACTGGTAATGAAGATAGCAACGAGCACAGAGATGCCACAACAGGGCAAGACGGCACGGGCGGTGGCTACGGTGGTGCAGGCGGCGGAGATTATAAAGCTAAAGGTGCTGCAGGCGGTAGCTCACGTATTAGAATAGGCATTGATTATGGCGGCAATGGTGGTGGCGGCGGCGGCGGTGCTAATGTTTATCCCGGGGAGACGTCTGGCGGTGGCGGGGGTGGCGGATATGGCATATCAATTATTGCTCCCGAGGTCGCCTTATTGGAAGGCAGTAAGATTGCTGCTAATGGTGGAAATGGCGAAAATGGACGGAACTTTTATACTGCTCCTGGTGGTGGTGGTGGTGGTGGAACAATTAATATCATATCCACCACCATAAAAAATAGTGGTGATGTTAGTGCCGCTGGCGGCATAGCTGGTGCAAAAGGTTATAATGCTCAAACAGCCGCTGCTAACGGCGAAGCTGGAAGAATTACCATCAAACAACTGGGGGCGTTATAAATGATTTGCGTAGTCGATAAAAACAATAAAATTATTAACATTATCAACGCAGACAGTCCGACAAGAGAAAACGAGCGCATTTGCTATCCATGGAATAGTCTGTGGGAGCAATACACAGACGTTGAGCCATTGTGGTACGCTAAGCAGCGCAAGCTATATGAGGTTACACAGTGGACAGCATCCAGCATCATGGGCGGTTTTGTAAGCGAGGCAAGTGGCGAACCTGTACGCTATGACAGTGACAAGGAAACGCAACTTACTATGCAGGGCATTGCCTTGAATGTAGAAACACCATTGTTTGCAAAGAAGTATCCCGATGGCTGCCCGGTCCGTGGCATTGCGGAAGGCAAGAACAGCAAGGAAGTGTTTTGGCTGAAGTCGTCACAGGTTATGCAGTGGATGGCGGACTTGTCGATGCATATAGGCAACTGCAAGCAGGCAGGCTGGGCGAAGCAGGCTGAAGTAGCTGCATGCAAGAGTGTTGACGAGGTGAACGCCATAACTTTGGGAGGTGACGAGAGTGTTCCGAGTGAATGATAATAACATCAGCTTAATCCGAGGGGACAGTGGACAATTTAGCATCACTGTTACCGACATGAATGGCAAAGAAGTTGCGTTAAACGATGATGATGTTTTAACTTTTACAGTACGCAGGACTGTTAGAAATCCAAACATCGTACTGCAGAAGATTATCACGGGCGGTGAATTAACCATCAATCCGTCGGACACCGAAGGCTTAACATTTGGGGCGTATATCTACGATGTAGAGCTCAAACGTGCAGATGGGTACGTTGATACTATTATTCCGCCACATGAGTTCTGCATCCTGGAAGAGGTGACGTACTGATGGAAAAATTACACGGCACATTGTCAGCAACATCAGCAACGCTACATGGCACGTTATCAGCAGGGACTGTTATCGGCGCTGAGCTGTACGAGGGAGCCTATACGGTACACTCTGCAGCTCATGAGGCACAGGAGCTGCCAACAGCAAACAAACACTTAGTCAAAAATATTACCGTAGAAAAGATACCGTATTACGAAACAAGCAACATGTCAGACGGTATTACAATCTACATAGGAGATGAAAGAGAGGTCGAAATCTATGGCTGAGAAAACTATATCTAAAGTTGTATACGGTGGCAAAACGCTGATTGATTTGACCAGCGATACCGTTACCGCTGATAAGCTGCTTAGCGGCGTTATCGCACATGACAAGAGCGGCGCGGCTATTACCGGTGCCTGCACCTATGACGCTGACACCAGCGATGCGACTGCTGCCAGCGCAGAAATTTTAAGCGGAAAGACCGCTTATGTTAATAAAATCAAAGTTACCGGCGAGATGAGAAACAATGGTGCGGTTACCGGCAGCATCAGCAAAAAAGCTGAAGCGTACAGCATCCCTATTGGTTACCATGACGGCGCAGGCAAGGTAGCAATCAGTGCAACAGAACAGGCAAAGATTATTGCTGGTAATATCAGAGCTGGCGTATCAATTCTGGGCGTAACAGGTACAATGAGCGGCACGGAGAGTGTCAAAGCGCAGGCTAAGACTGTTACACCGACCACGGCACAGCAAACAGTTTTGCCTGACAGCAGTCAAGGTTTTAATTACCTCTCGCAGGTAACCGTCAACGCTATCCCATACAACGAGAGCGACAATGCTCAGGGTGGTAAAACTGTTACTATAGGCTAAGGAGCGTAGAAAAAATGGCAGTGAATAAAGTTATATACGGCGGTAACACCTTGGTAGACCTTACCGGTGATACCGTCACCGCTGCCGATTTGGCAGACGGAGTAAAGACGACAGGCGCGGACGGTAATCCGATTGTTGGCATAATGCAAAAGGTAACCATCGACGCTGAGCTGTCGACTACTAGCACTAACCCTGTACAGAACAAGGTTATCAAAGAAGCCTTAGATGGGAAATTAGGTAAAAATGAAACAGCAGCTAGAGCTACACAGGATGGTGCAGGTAATAACATTGTTGATACCTATGCGAAGAAAACTGATATTAGTGGTATGGTTAAATCTGTTAATGGCACAGCACCCGATACCAATGGTAACGTAGAGATTGCCGGTGCCGGAGCTACTGTTGTAGAATCTTATCGCAAT